GCTGGGCAGAATGACCACGCGCCGCAACCAAACCCACGACGTGAAGCAGGCTGCTTCCCAAGCCGCCCAGCTCGTCACCCGCCAGACATGCGAGGGCTGCGCTTTCCTGCGCATCCATCCGCGCCCGATGTGCCTATCCGAGACATCGCCTAACTGGCGCACGCCTCGCGACACCTACCAGGACCGCTGCAACGCCTACGCCGTCAAAGGCCGTCAGCAGCCAAAACAGAATGTAACCAGCGTACCCCGACCGCCCGAAACAAAGCGCAAGCGGTCCTACGTCACCGGGGATGTCTCCCGGCGACTGTCCTAACAACCCAAGGAGCTACCTATGACCGACGCCTACAAGATCGCCCTGAACGAATTCAAGGAAGCCAGCGCCGCAGTGCGACACGCCTTCGCCGCACAGATGGAAGCACGCGCCGACCAGATCACAGCAAACCGCGCATATACGTCCGCTTCTGACGCATACCTCGCAGCGCAGGATCGCCTGTCCCGCGCCGACGAGGCGATGGTATTGATCAAGGACGCACCGGAAGTTGTGACGCCCGTATCCTTCCTTGATGGCGTGACGTTCGTCGAGGCGACCCTCACCAACGGTTCAGCGGAGTAATCCAATGGGGCGATTGGGGCGACCACGCAAAGCAGGCGCACGCTACCCGTCAGGGGGCCTGCGCCCGACCGAGGCGGAAATTGAACGCCGGAAAACACCGCGCGGCGAGACGGTCGAACCAACGCCCGAAACCATCGCCCGCAGACAGGCCCTGTTTGGCGATTACAGGCTCGCCCGTGAGGAAGTCTGTCCGGTCGATAGGGTGGCCGCCCGACTGACCGAAGAACAGTACCACGCGGGCCGCTACGCCCGAACCGTCTATGCCCGGTATGTCGTCGCCATCCGCGCGCCCCGGGTGACGGCCGGCCAGCTCCGCGATTACGTGCAGGGTTCGGGCGAAGGCGGCATGACGCTGGACCAGGCGCAGGCCGCCGTGGCCGAATACCTCGAGGTGGTGACAGCGATCCGGCGCTATTCGGCCCGGTCACTGAAGGAAGTCGAAAGGGTCATGCACGGATCGCCGCCGCGCTCGCTTGACGTGCTGGCGGTAGGGCTTACGGCTCTTGCGGACCATCTCGGCATGTTCAAGCGAGAGGCGGCGTGATCTGCCAGTTCTGCCATATTTGCTAGTTGCGATTTACAACGCCTACAAATCGCTTTATTTGGTAAATTCAGAGTGGCGGTTCCTGTGTGGAGCCGCCATTTTCCGTTACAGCGCGACGCCGACACCGGGCGCCCTTTAGGTGGCGGCCAATCCGCTGGGGGGCGGCTCTTTAGGGGGCCGCCCTTTGATTTTACCAACCCGCGACATGGTCACGCAGATCGAAACCGCGCGCTGGTCACCCGATCCCGAAACCGTCGCAACCCTTGATTTCATCGTTGTTTCGCTCACCGCACCCGATGACAGCGGAACCAGCGAGCTGCAACGCATCTACCAACGCTGCGCCTACGAAGCCGAGCGCGACGAGGCTGTCGGGCAGATGGGCTTTCGCCTGGCCGCAGCGCGCCGGCGTCACGTGTACGTCTGGTTCATGGCTGACTGTCCAAATGACGGCTTTGCTACGTTTCATCTGGTTCTTAGCGACAGGCCGATTGTCCGGGAAGACGTCCGACGAAAGGCCAAGAGGCGGTATTCGCTGAACCTGCTGAAAGAGCGGTCCGAGTGGGTCGGATACGAAAAAACCCCCGCCGGTGAGGGCGAGGGTTCTTCGTTCTAGGCCACTTTGTTCCAGCGCTTCTCAGCGAGTAGACGGGCCGGGTTGATTACCGGCGCCTGTTGCCTGTGATCCTTCATGGCTCTTGCGAAACCGAAGCTGGCGAACACGTTGACCAGCGAGATGAAGAAGCAGGCGGGCCACAGAGCCCAATCAGGGGCCAAGGCGTATTCTGCGTTGAGGTGTTCCAGGCCTACGTGGTTAAGCCCGGCCTCGATGCAGCCGAAACCTACGCCGAGGACTGCGGCGATAGTCGCCGTGGCGTAGTTCTTTGTTTCCCAAGCCTCCATCACACGCTCCACAGCGCGGGACAGCAAGAACACAATCACCACCATTGCGACGGTGAGCAGTGTTCCGGGGAGCCAGCCTCGGGACCAAAATCCCAAAGTGGCGGTGACAACTGAAAGTCCAACGAACGCAAGGCAGGCTTGCTGTTCAAAAGGCTTTTCTGCGGTATATTTGGTCATAGCGGGTGTCCTTTTCCCGTTAGGGGCTGGAGAACACGGTTGCTGCCGTGCCAGCCCCGATTGATTGTCAAACATCACAGCGCTTCACAGCGCATGTCCCAAACATACGCATTCGCCTGTTGCGGGATACGTTACCGCTTCAAGTTACATGGCTGTCTACAAATCAACAGTTCGTGAAGTGACGCAGAGGAAGGCAAGTAATGGCCTACCCGCACCCAACTATTCGATACCGCGAGAACAACCGCGAGATCTTGCGCGGCGTTACTAAAGACCATCGTGTTGGGAGGTTCGTCTTGCAGCAACGAGAGGACGAGACAGCGAAGACCACGCTCGACTTTACGGATGTCCTCAACGGCGCAACCATCACAGCCGCTGTCGCTGACAACAACATCGCCGGCAGCGTCTCAGTTTCAGGCGGGCAAATCACGCTCACCACGAATGGCCTGGGCATGGGCTATGGAGATACCGACATAACCGTGACGTTTTCGGACGGGCGCATCCGCATTGAAAAGCTGCGCTTCCTTGAGGTCAACGGGAACTGGCGTTCGGACTATGGTTGGACATACGCGTCGTGAGCGATCTGAGCGACCAGCAAGAGCGCTTCTGCCGCGCTATCGTCAAAGGCATGAGCCAGCGCGAGGCTTACCTTGAAGCTGGATACAAGCCGAGCAATGAAAACGCGACAGACGCCGCAGCCTCGCGGTTGTTAAGCACTGTTAAGATACAGGCACGCATCGCGGAGATGCGCGAACCCATCGCCAGAAAGTTCGAAATCACAACGGACTTCCTCGCAACCGAGCTGCTGAATGTCTGGAAAGCCTCAATAGGCGCAGACGACAGAACCAACGCGCGCCAGGCGCTCATGGACATTGCCAAGCTGACCGGCCGCATTGTCGATATGAGCCGCGTTCAGGCTGAGAACGTCAATTACAACCTGTCCGCAGATCCCTTGCCGGCCGAGGAATGGGAGCGAGAGTTTGGAGACGCGAACGCTCTGGGCGCCGCAGCCGGGTCCACAGCACGCGCTCATTAAATGCCCTGCGCGGGAAATCCTCTTCGGCGGGGCGCGCGGCGGCGGCAAGACTGACGGCATTGTCGGCCGGATCGGCCTGCGCCAGAAGATCATGGGCGCCAACTATAACGGCGTGATCTTCCGGCAAGAGATGCCGCAGGCGGATGACTTGATCGAACGCAGCCAGGCCGTTTACGGGCCGCTCGGCGCGCGGTTCAATAAGGTGCAGAGCCAGTGGAGCTTCCCCGATGGGGGCAGGCTAAGGTTTCGCCCGCTCGAAAGCATCGACGACGCGGCCAAGTATCAGGGCCAGAACCTTACCGACGCGGTGATTGAGGAAGCGGGCAACTATCCGACGCCTGACCCCATCGACCGCCTCTGGGGCGCTCTGAGGGGCGCTAACGTGCAGATGCTGCTGACTGCCAACCCGGGCGGCGCTGGCGCTTCGTGGATCAGGCCACGGTTTCACATCGACGAGTGTCCGCAGGGAATGCGGATATTCAGGGACAAGCTGCCCAACGGGGCGGAACATACACGCTGCTACATCCCAAGCCGGGTGACGCAGAACCGGGCTCTGCTGAGCAAGGATCCTGATTACGTCAACCGATTGTATCTGGTCGGCTCGAAAGAACTGGTCCGCGCCTGGCTGGATGGCGATTGGAACGCCATTGAGGGCGCGTTCTTCGATTGCTGGGGACCGCAACACGTTGTCAGCCCTTTCGAGGTGCCGGCCGAATGGCATTGCTTCCGCTCATTCGATTGGGGAAGCGCCAGCCCGTTCAGTTGTGGCTTCTGGGCTGTCGCCAGCGACGACCTGCACCGGCCCGAGGGTGTCATCCCGCGCGGTGCGCTGGTCAGGTTCAACGAATGGTACGGCGCCCGAGGGCCAAACAAGGGCCTGAAGCTCACCATTGAGCAGGTTGCCGCTGGCATCCTCGAGCGATCCAAGGGCAAGCGATACGTCGGCTGTGTCGCTGACCCGGCCATCTTTGCCGAGGATGGTGGCCCGAGCCGCGCCGAGGTGCTGAGACGTAACGGCGTGGCGTTCAAGTCTGCCGATAACAAGCGTGTCGGCCGCAATGGCATGATGGGCGGCTGGGACGAGATGCGCCAACGGCTCGTTGGGCATGGCGGCAGGCCGATGATTTACACGTTCTCGACCTGCAAGGACTCAATTCGGACGATCCCGTCCCTGCCTCACGACACGACCAGGCCGGAAGACGTGAACACTGACGCAGAAGACCACGCTGCGGATGAATGGCGTTATGCCTGCATGTCGCGGCCTTGGATTGCACCGAGACCAGACGCAGGACCGGGACGACCAAGCGACTACAGACCCCCACCAAAGGCGGACAATTGGCGAGTATTGTAAGCATGTCGCCTAAGCCCGAAGCGGGCGAGGACGGCGCCGAGCGCATCCGGAAGATGGTGCGCGAGTATCTCGACACGATGGAAGAGGCCCGCGACCGCTCGGCCCTGGCGCGCGACTACTACGACGGCAAGCAATGGACGCGTGAGGAGATCGCCACGCTGAAGCAGCGCGGTCAGCCGCCCATCGTTTTCAATCGGATCAAGAGGAAAGTGGACAGCATTTTGGGCGTGGAGCGCAACAGGCGCACTGACCCCAAGGCCTATCCGCGCACGCCTCGAGATGAGCAAAGCGCCGACATCGTAACGCAGGCGCTGCGGTTCGTGTCCGACCAGACGCGGCTGAACAACATATTCTCTGGCGCTTTTGAGTGCGGCATGATCGAAGGCGCGGGCGCCTGCGAGGTTATCATGGATGGCCCCGAGGACATTCGGGTCAACCTGATCCCGTGGGATGAGTTCATCTTCGACCCCAGAAGCAGCCGCCATGATTTCAGCGATGCACGCTATCTCGGCGTGCTGAAGTGGATGGACGCTGACGACGCCATCGCGCTGTACCCCGACAAGGGCAAGGAGATCGAGGCGGGCATCACGGGCAGCGAGAAATCCTTCGTTGCGGACCAGAGCGTTGACGACAAGCCGTCGTCCGGAACGTGGATCGACCGCAAAAGGAGAAGGGTCCAGGTCTGCCAGCTCTATTACAAGCAGGGCGCGGAGCACAATTACGCGGTGGTTGTCGGCTCCACGCTCGTCATGGACGGCCCATCGTATTACCGCGACGAGAAGGGCAAGACGGTCTGCCCAATCGAGGCGTTCTCGGCCTACGTGGATCGCGAGAACGCCCGTTACGGCGTGGTCCACGACATGCGAGGGCCGCAGGACGAGATCAACCATCGCCGGTCCAAGGCCGTCCACTTCCTGCACTCGCGCCGCGTCATGGCGCAACAAGGCGCCGTTGCCGATGTGGGGCAGGCCAAGCGCGAGATTGCGCGTCCTGATGGGTGGGTCGAGGTTGTAGACCCGCAAGCGGTGCAGGTGCTGGACACAGCGCAGGAAACGACCGGCAACCTGAACATGCTTCAGGAAGCCAAGGCAGAGATTGACCTTCTCGGCCCCAACAATGCGCTTCAGGGCAAAGGCACGGAAGGCGAGAGCGGCCGCGCCATCATCGCCCAGCAGCAGGCAGGGCTTGCCGAACTCGCGCCGCTCTATGACCGATTCAATGACTTCAAGCTGCGCGTCTACCGGGCGACATGGGCCAGGATCAAACAGTTCTGGAAGGCCCCGAAGTGGGTGCGCATCACGGACGATGAGCAGGCGACGCAATTCATCGGGCTGAACCAGGTGCAGGTTGACCCGATGACGGGCCAGCCGATGGTACAGAACGCCGTGGCGCAGATGGACGTGGACGTGATCCTTGAGACGGGACCGGACACGGTCACGCTGCAGTCCGAAGAGTTCGAACAGCTCGCGCAGATCATGCCGCAACTGGCCGCGCTGCCTCCGCCCTATGCGCTGGCGCTGATCGAGGCGTCATCTCTGCCGGCGCAGCGCAAGAAGAAGATGACGGAGCTGCTGTCTGGCGGCGGCGAGCAAAGCCCCGAGGCGCAGGCGATGGCGCAGAAGCAAGCGCAGATGCAGGAACGCGCTGCGATGGCCGAGATTGCGACAAAGGAAAGCTCCGCCGCGCTGAACATGGCGAAAGCGCAGAACGAAGGTGCGCTTGCGCAGTCGAACATTGAGCTAGAGCGCGAACGGATGACGGCTGAACAGGTCAAGGCGCAGGGCGAGACGGCTATCAAGGCGCAGGAACTACAGATCAAGCAGCAGGAGCTGCAATTCAAGCTGGCCGAACTGGACCTCAAGCGGGCTGAGCTTGGGCTCAAGCAGCAGGAACTGGCGGCGAACGTCGAGATGGAACGCGAGCGTTCTGCGCTGACCGAGCGCATGGCCGACCGTCAGGCGATGGCTGAAGACAATCGCGCGCAACGCGAGGCGTCCAAGCCTAAGGAAACCGAGAAGCCGGACAAGAGCGGAGATGCCGTAGGCATGGGCCTGCAAGCCCTGGCTGCGGCACTGAGCAAGCCGAAGTCAATCGTCCGTGGTGCGGATGGCAAGCCGATAGGGATTGAATAATGAGCAAGGGCAATACCTTCGAGAACGATCTGCTTTTGCTGATCTTCAACAACACCGCAGCGGCGCTCATTGGTGACGCATCGGGCCTGCAACCGTCAGCTACGGCGGGCTCGCTCTATGTGTCGCTGCATACGGCCGACCCGGGCGAAGCTGGAACCCAGACCACGAACGAATGCGCTTACACGAGCTATGCGCGGGTCGCTGTCGCACGCTCTGGCGCTGGCTGGACGGTGTCGGGCAACGCCGTGACCAACGCTGCGCTTGTGCAGTTCCCGCAATGCACGGGCGGTTCCGAGACGGCGACATACTTCGCGATTGGCACGGCATCGAGCGGCACGGGCAAGGTGCTGTATCGGGGTGCGTTGTCGGCTTCGCTGGCGATTTCGTCGGGTATTCAGCCACAATTCGCAGCCGGTGACCTGGACGGCACCGAAGACTGAATTGAGGCGAGATCAGCATGGCTGGCTTCCGCAACCTTCGCGCATGGACCGACGCGGACAACGCTGGGCAATGCCACTTCACCAGCTTCCGCAAGGCTGTCTCATCGACGGCCACGACGACGAGCGCATGGATTGATTACAGCTACTTTCCGGGTGCGCCGACTGCCAACTTCTACGCATCCTCACCGCTTGAAGCAGCCTATGTGGATGCAGCGCGCGGCATCTACGTCCCGACCGTAACGCCTGCAACGCAATGGCTGCGCAACCTGAAGCTGATGAGCGCGGCGAGCAGCGCGACAAGCACGACGAGCGGGCGTCAGCAAATCGTTCTCGCTGACCTGCTGATGTACTATCCATTCGTGGATACCGATGCGGTAGGCGAACAGCAGGGCATGATTCAGACGGTGTCGCTGCCTCGCTACACAAGCGGCAGGGTCATAGCGGTGGGTCAGTCGGCGTCATCGACCACGGGCCAGTTCACGTTCAGCTATACCAATCAGGACGGCACGGCAGGACGGACAAGCCAAAACCATTTCACCTTCGCGGTGGCTGGTGGCGGTCAGGTGGTGGCCTCAAGCGTTCAGAGCGCCACAAGCTATCACCCGTACCTGTCGCTCCAAGCTGGTGACAGCGGCGTCCGGTCTATTCAGTCGGTGACCTTCACGGCGGGCGGCGGCGGGCTGATGGCGCTGGTCATCGTGCAGCCTATCCTTGAGTGCTTCGTGACGCAGGAAAGCCGCAGGACAACGACTGGCAACCTTGAGAGCTACGGCGCGTGCGACGAGTTCGCCTCGGTCATCAATCACAGGCCGCGCCAGATCAAGGACGGCGCAGTGCTTAACCTTTTCGCAGCCGGTCACGCTGGCTCCCTCGCCTCGTCGATCCTGGCGGGCATTCTTGAAACAACGTGGAACTGACGCATGGGCTGGTCTTCACAGGACGACCTAATCAACCAGATCACGACCAACGGCAAAACAGGCAACGTCTATTCCAACAAAACCCTTTCATCTGCCGGAACGGCTGGTCACTGGACGCTGCTTGCTGGCCATGCGGGCTTTCCTGCGGCTGCGACGTTTGCGGGAGCGGACCTCACCTACGTAGCGACCAATGACACATGGGGCGAGGGAACGCTTTATCATGGTGGCAACGTCTCGACAGCGACGAAGCACTTCCTGACGGCTGGCGCGACAGTGGTCGCGGCTGCGGGTGCGCCGTGGTATCTGATGGCGATTGACCTCGTTGGCTATGTGCCCTTGTCGGGAACCAACGTTTCGACCACGGGCACAAAGACCGTGACCATGACGGCGATTTCCAACACGGGCAGCACGGGTGATCGCTACGCCAATGGCGCCGGTCTTCAAATGTTCGTGGCGGCTGACACGGCGCTAGGCGCCAACGCGCCGACCTGCATTGTCAACTATCTGGACACGGGCGGCGGCGCTGGTGCGACTACCACATTCACAAGCACGGCCTCGCTCGGCGTGGGTCAACTGCTCAACTCTGGGACTGCGGCCAACAAGTACAACCCGTTCCTTCCGCTTGCGGCGGGCGACACGGGTGTGTCCGACATCGTCTCGCTGGTCTGGGCGGGCACGGCGCACGCATCGGGTACGGTCATCATCGGCCTGTGCCGGCCGCTGTGGACTATCCCGGTCCCGGCGACGGGCCTCTATACCAAGCTGGACTTCGTGAACGCCTTCCCGTCGCTGCCGCAAATCAAGGACGGGGCGAACATTCAGTTTCTGCTGTTTCAGACCGGCGCCACGACCTCTGCCGGATCGATCATGGTGGATTTTGATTGGGGATATGGCGGCTGATGGATAAATTTCTGCTCGACATCATTAACGATTTCGCAAGCTGGCGGGGCAACCCGTTTACCTTGGCCGCGCTTCTTATTGCGCAGCATACGGAACTGGTTAAACAGCGCCTGATCAATGCGGGCTTTCAGGAAGCAGCGGATGCGCTCTAATGGCTTTGCTCCAGAATGGCTTCCGTGACGCATCGGCGGGCGTTCGTATCTTCGGCGCGACGCAGAGCAACAACGCCTATCCGCCTGCACTTCAGAGCAATAACAACAAGGCTGGGCCGCGCCGTAACATCTTCACGGCTCAAGGCTATTCGGCCAAGTCGGGTATCCCGAGCGGCCACCTGCACCCCTCAAGCTGGATGCTGCCTCAGAAGCCTGGCGGTCTGTCCAGCCACTCCGAGAGCATCGGCGTTGCAAGCTGGTCTGGCGGGATTGCTGCGGGCCGGAATATCGTCGGCACGTTCGATGGCGCTGCGACATTCACCGGCACGGGTCAGCTCGTTGTTTCGGGTGTCGGCTCATTTGCCGGTGTTGGAGCCTTCGCAGGCAACGTCACGGCGGCTCTGGGTGCGGTTGGATCATTCACAGGCGCTGCGACGTTCTCAGGCGCTGTGGTGGCGACCGGACACATGCTTGGGGCCTTTACGGGTGTCGCAAGCTTTGAGGCGATCCGGTATGCGACGGGGTCCGTGTCGGGTTCATTTGCCCCGGCCATCACACTGGAGGCGCAAGGGTTCTCGTCCTACCTGCTCGATCAGGAAGACGTTGAGACGGGCCTCACGCTGAGGCAGGCGCTGCGTCTGGTGACGGCGGCAACGGCGGGCAAGATCAGCGGCGGCGGGACGGCTACCATCACGATCCGCAATGCGGTGGCTGACGGCGCAAACCGCATCGTGGCAAGCGTGGACACGGACGGCAATCGAACCGCCATAACCTACGACCTCGACTAATGGCCAATTTCTTTTCGTCCGACTACTGGAAAGCACTCTATTTCAAGGCGGCGGGCGGGCAGGAAACTGCAACCGACCCCAACGCCATGTCTGGCAGCTTTGCGGGCTCGTCCGAGTTCACCGCGACGCTGTCAGGTCAGGGTATTGAGGAAGTCCAGTCGCGCTCACAAGGCGGCTTTGAAGACCCCTACTATTACAAGAAGCGCAAGAAGAAGAAGCAGCCAGAGCCCGTCTCCAAAGGCTTCGGGGACGATTGGCAACCGCCAACGCCACGGCCGGCAATCCCGCCGCTGGCAGCGCAAGACATCATCGCGCGCCAGGATGCAGCCTTTGCGAGAACGCAGGCCGCGATTGTCGCGGCGCTCGAGCAATACGACCGGCAACGCGCCGAGGCATTGGCCCGCGCTGCGCAGGAACAGGAAGACGAGGACGAGGCGATCCTGCTGCTGCTCGCGGCGTAACGCTTCCGACATTCAAGAGATGAACGACCCGCCCTGATCAGGCGGGTTTTTTCGTAGCCGCCGCCGGGCTCAATCGGGCGTCAAACAGGACGCCGCTGTTACGGGCGATTGCGTGACGACTACGGGAAGGTCGAACGATGAGTGATGAGAAGCTGAACTTTCTGGACGCTGAAGAACCGGCAACGCCTGCGCCTGAGGCAACGCCTCAGGTCATCGAAGCCGAGAAGCCAGCCGCACCCGAGCCCGAGCCGCAAAGCGATGGCAGGGCGCGCGATCCAGAAACAGGGCGTTTCGTTCCCATCTCCGCGCTTCTAGACGAGCGCGACAAACGACAAGCCGAGACTGCAAAGCGGGTCGAACTCGAAGCCCAACTCCAACGCTACCAGCAACCGCAACAGCCTGAGCAGATACCGACTGACCCTTCGGGGATCATCCAGTATGCGCTCGCTGAACAGCAGCGCATCGCCTTCAATGAACGCCTCAACACGTCCGAGCTGATGGCCCGACAGGCCCACGGCGAGGACATCGTGAGCGAGGCGCAACAGGCGTTTCTTGCCGCTGTCGGTCAGAACCCGATGCTGCAACAGCAACTGCAAGGCCAGATCCACCCATATGATTTCGTGGTGAAATGGCACAAGCAGCACAAGCTGATGTCAGAGATCGGGCAAGACCCGGAAGCCTGGCGCAAGAGCGAAGCCGAGAAGATCCGCGCGCAGGTATTGGCTGAACTTCAGGGCCAAGGCGTCTCGCCGGCCCCATCGTCACAGCAACCCCCGCCGAGTGTGGTCGGAAGACCAGCGGCAGCGAGAGCCGGAACCGTCCCCGTTGGGGGTGGCAACGCTTTCGATAATCTCTTCAAAGGATAACCAATGGCCGAAGTCGCCCTTGCATCCGCTTCTGAACGTCAGAAGTGGGTCACGAACTATTTCGCAGAGTACGTCCGAAACTCAGGGTTCAAGCCCTACATGGGCCGGACGAATAACTCTATCATCATCAGCAAGTACGAGATGACGGAAGAAGCGGGAAAATCGATCAACATCCCGCTGATCACCAGGCTGAAAGGAACCGGCGTCACCGGCTCCCAGACGCTGGACGGCGCCGAGGAAGAACTTGGCAACTACAACTGCAACATCTCCCTCGATTGGCGCCGTAACGCGGTGCGCGTGCCGAAGTCCACCAGCTACAAGACCGAGCTGGACCTTTTCGGCGCGGCCAAGGACATGCTGCGGACATGGGAAGCGGAAAAGCTGCGTGACGATGTCATCACGGCTATGCTGTCGCTTGTCACGACCGGCGATACGATTGTCACGATGTCGGCGTCATCGGCTGCAAACCGGAACGCTTTCAACGCGGCAAACACTGACCGCTTGCTGTTCGGCGCCCTGCGCTCGAACTACTCGGCCACGTGGGCAACCGCTGTCGGCAACCTCGACACCACAAACGACAAATGCACGGTCGCGTCGATGTCGCTGGCGAAGCGCATTGCGAAAAACGCTGATCCGCATATCCGTCCTTACAAGACGGGCGACGGTCGCGAATATTTCGTTGCGTTTCACGGATCCCGCACGTTCCGCGATCTGAAGGCCGACACCACGATGACGCAGGCGAACCGTGAGGCTCGCTCGCGTGAAGGCAACGGCATGGATGACAACCCGATCTTCCAGGACGGCGACCTGCTCTATGACGGGATCATTCATCGCGAAGTGCCTGAAATCGACGACGTTGCCGCGAACGGCACCTACTCGATGAACGCCATCGGCGCTTCTTCGGCTGACGTCCGTCCGGTGTTCCTGTGCGGCGCGCAGGCTGTCGGCATCGCATGGGGTCAGGAGCCGACCCCGCGCACGGACTTGACGAAAGACTATTCGTTCCGCCCTGGCGTCGCCATCGAGGAACTGCTTGGCGTGAAGAAGCTCTGCTTCAACGGCGTCCAGCAGGGCATGGTGTCGGCGTTCTTCTGTGCCGCGTCGGACTCGTGATTGTAGCTGAATAAGGAAATCATCACATGGCTACGTACTCAGCCACAAACTACCTGACGACGCCCGTCGCAACCCACGGGCTCTCCAACAACCTGAAGGCGTTCTATTTCGAGGTGGCTTGCGCTGCGGCTCCTTCGACGTCGGACACCATCAATTTCGGTTACGTGCCGAAAAACTTCCGGCTTCTGCACGCAACCATTGAAGCAACCGACATGGATACGGGCGGTTCTCCGACCCTTGCCCTGAACGTTGGCGACTCTGGCGATGCGGACCGTCTGTTTGCGGCGTCCACTGTCGGCCAGGCTGGCACCCAGTCGTCAGCGATTGCAACGGCCGGGTTTGGGTACAAATACACTGACAAGACGCTGATCACTGGCGTGGCCTCTGCGAACGCTGCTACCGGCGCTGCGGGTACTCTGTATCTCGCGGTCTTCGGCATCCAAGAAGACGCGACGACGTCTTAATGTCAGCGTTCATCTGGAAGGGTGACGACGAGGGCGGTGACGAGTTCACCGCCCTTTTTGGCGTCACGTTCCCGGTCGGGCAGATGATCGAAACGGGGCATTTGCTCCCGTGGCAGATCAACAAGCTGCGGAGCCATCCGTATTTCACGGAGGTTCCGCAGGATGCCCCGGCGCCGAAAGGCAACCCGGAACAGGACGAACGCGCCATGATCAAGCAGCAACTGAACGACCTCGGCGCGAACTACGACAAGCGCTGGGGCATCGAACGGCTGCGCGCGGCGCTGGAAGGCGCGACACGCGAGCCGCTAGAAGTGATCGAGGGCGAGGTGGTCAATGGCTGACGCGACCCTTGCCGAGCTGCGCAACCGCGTGCTGCAAAAGCTCAAGGTGCTGCAAGCAGGCGAGACGGCTGAAGCCGAGGATAGCTCACTGATCGAGGGGCTGATTGCCAGCGTCAACGAGAAGCTGCGCGACCTCGGCATTGCCTACTGGTCCGACAGTGCATGTCCGCAATCGATGCTCGAGGATCTGGCTATGTATGTCGCCTGCCACGCGGCAGACGACTACATGGACGGCGAGTCAGGCGCGGCATTCCGGCAGACTTACGAGCCGACAGCCGAACGCAACTTGCGGCGTCTGGTTCAGAGCGGCGAGCGGTTCAACAAGCCGACCCGGGCCGAGTATTTCTGATGCGCGTGCCAATGGCGACTTCCGCAGCCTCCGCTGTTGTCACGGGGCTTGCCGAGAAGAAGTGCCACAACGTCTACCGCGAGCCGCATCCGAACGACCCGCAGCGCGAGAACGTTCTCATTGAAGCGCCTGGCAGTCTCCAGCGTGCCGACTTCGCCGGCGCGTGCCGAGGGATGTGGCAGGCAGACGGCCACGCCTCGGGCAATGTGCTGATCGCGCAGGGAACGACGCTATCGACGTTTGTGCCTAGCTCCAACACGACAAGCAGCCTCACGGGGACCATCAGCGGGACAGACCGTGGTGACTTCGCATTCACGGAAACCGAGGGCTTCGGGCTTTTCAACGGCCAGCCCTATGTGTCTGACGGGACGTATATCAGGCGCGCATCTGACGGCGTCACGGTCGATCCGAACCTTGCGATAGGCTCCACGCCTGCAAACGTCGCAACCGGCGCGTTCAGCTATTCAATAGCTGGAACGGTCTACAACAAGACGGCGGTTGCTGCGGGTACGGCGCCGGGCAATGACGTTGTGCCGCTCGGACTGTTCGGCGCGGTGGCGCTGGACATCGACAGCGGGGGAACGATCACGGCAATCGAAGCGCCGGCCAATGCTACGGGCTATGCCAGCGCCTCGGCGGCGGCGGCTGCTCTGCCCACGGTTCTGACGACGCGCGTCCGCATCGGCTATGTGACAGCCACCAAATCAGACGGCGCGTTCACGTTTGGCACGACATCGCTTGCAGCGGCAAACACGACGGTTGCTTACACTGACAGCGCGGTGAACACGGGCTTTACGACCCTGCTATCTGACGCGGGCGCTTCGGTCTTCACGAGTGTGGACACGCTGGGCCAGCGCGGGCTGATGACATGGAAGAACCGTTTCGGGTTTACCTCGGTTCTCGACCTGCAATCGACCACGGCGCTGAACTACTACACGGCTGAGAGTTCGCCTGACGACATCGTCGCGGGCCGTGTGCTGGGCGAGTTCTACTACCTGCTGGGCTCGCAGACGATTGAAGTCTGGTCGCAGACGGGCGACAGCGCCGACCCGTTTGCGGCGCAAGCGGGCATGACGCAGCAAGTGGGCTGCGCGTGCCGTGACGGCATCGTCAAGGCTGACAACTCGCTGTTTTTCGTGGACGAGGCGTTTAACGTCCGCCGGCTGGGTCAGGGCGGCTCGCCCATCGTCTCGGAACCGTGGGTCAGCGCGGCGCTGAGATCGGCAGGCGCGGCCAACATCATCGGCAAGACGTACCAGGACCGTGGCCACATCTTCATCAGCTACCGCACGCCGAGCGCCTGCATGGTGTTCGACGTGCTGACGCAGGAATGGCACACGCGCGCGACGAACCTGCAAAACTCGTGGCGCTATACCGACATCATCACGGCTGCGGGCCGCGTGTTCGTCTGCGATGGAACGGGCCAGTTTGACGAACTAAGCCGGGATTATGCCTCCGAAAGCATGGCGACCTCGACCACGATGGGGACGGAGATCGTCCGCGAGTTCACGGCGCACCTGTCGGGCGTTCCTGACAGCCTGCCGATCACGACGCTGCGGCTGGAAAGCTCCAAGGGCGTTGGCGTGGCAACCGGGCAGGGATCTGACCCCATCGTGCAGATGCGCGCGTCAGTGGATGGCGGCAATACGTGGACAAACTGGCGCGACCGCAAGCTAGGCGCGCTGGGTGTTTATGACCAGCGCACTGTCTGGCATCGCTGCGGCCGCACGAAGCTGGCGGGCATGGTGTTCCAGTTCCGCAAGTCCGATCCGGTCAAGGCCGCTTACCTCGGCGTTCTGGTAAATGAGGATCTGTAATGGCGCGGGCTCCTAAACCGCCATCGCTGGCCGTGCCGCTCGTGGACAAGGACGGGCGATTAACGCCTGAGTGGTACAAGTATCTCACGGGCGGCGTGACGTTCACGGACAACGTCAACAGTGGGGTGACACAGGCCCAGGCTGCGGCAGCGCAGGCGCAGGCGACGGCAACGGGAGCGGTCGCGGGCATCGCAACGCTTGCGAGCCAGACAGCGCCGGGAGGCTTCTATGCCTCTGCAACGCCTTCAAGCGCATTCGGGGATCGTGTTGGTTCGGGAACTGCGACGACTAACGCGGTGACGGTGACGCCGACAGGCGGGACGGGGCCTTACACCTATGCGTGGGTTCTGGACTTGGCAAACTTCACAATCGGCGCGTCAACATCTGCAACGACCAGCTTCACCGGGTTCGTGTCCATCGGCACGACCACGGAGGACATCGCAACCTGTACGGTTACCGACAGCCTCGCGGCGACGGCAAGCATATCAATCGGTGTCGCGATCTACGCTGAAGGCACAGCGCCGTAACTTTTTGAAATCAGGACGGCATAGAATGTGGGAAATCATAATTCCGGCAGTCGCCAGCCTTGTTGGCGGCGCGCTGTCAGGCGCTGGCGGTAAAGCCGCAGCCAAGGCGCAGCAGCAGGCAGCGAACCAGACGACCGCGCTGCAAAAGAACATCTACATGGACCAGCGCGGGCTAGCTGCGCCCGGGTACATGACGGGCGGCGCTGCCTCCAACAAGCTCGCTGCGCTGTTCGGCATCGCCCCGCAGGACTATCAAGCGGCGTATGGCGGCGCTGGGGGCGGCGCGGTCAACGGCCAGTCCGATCAGTGGTCCAGCTATCTCGCTTCAAATCCGGACGTGATGGATTACTGGAAGTCCAACGCCAAGCTGCGGGAGATGTACCCGAACGCGAACGATTTCGCGTCGTATCACTACGCCAATTTCGGACAGCAGGAAGGCAGGCAGCTTCCGACCAGCCAGCCGATGCAGGGCGCGGGCGGCGCGCAGCAGATGCAGGGCGGCGCGTCCAACCCGCTCGCAGACTTCTACGCCTCGCCCTATGCGAAGCTCGCCACGACGATCAGCGACGGCCAGTTCGACCAGATCAAGGGCAACCTCGGCGCGGCTGGCAAGTCCATCAGCGGGGCTGCGGAAGGCCGCTATGCGAAAACCTTGGCCGGGAACACCTACGGCGCCTTTGGCGACTACACGAACCAGTTGGCGAACCTCGCGGGCATGGGGCAGACCAACTCACAGCTCGCATCAACTGCGGCCGGCAACTACGGCGCAAACGCCGGGAACGCGATGATGCAGGGCGGCAATGCACGGGCGAATGCGCTGACCTCCGCATATCAGGGGTACGGTCAGGGCCTCTCGGCGGCGGCTGGATCGCTGGGTGACTTCTTCAAGAAACCGGGAACGCCGACCTACGGCCAGCCCGGCTATGTCGATCCGTCGCGCGCTGCTTATCCCGGACAGGGTTGGGGCTGATCATGGTTGCTTACACCGCAAGAAAGAACCCGCTGGCGATGCCGACGGGTGCGCCCGCGCCTGCGCCCGCTTTTGACGTCTCGGCGGATGCCTACCAGCCCGGCGCGATGTCGGCAGCGCCTATGACCGCATCGCCCATGACGCCATCCGCAGGAAGCCCGTTCTCACCGCCGCAAGGACCGCCACGCAATGCGCTCCTCGCGTCTGCGCTTGACAGCTTCCAGCGCGGCTTGGACCCCGCAGGCTTCGAAAAGCGCGAGACGGCAAACAAAGCCGCAGAAGGCGACAAGCTGAAACAGACGCTCGCCCTGATGCAGCAGCAACGCGCGCTTCCCGAGGCGCAGCGCGGCCAGTGGTGGCAGCAGAACGCGCCTGTCATCAGCAAGATCATCGGGCAGGACGTCTCGCAGATGCCGCTGGACGTGTCGAAGTTCACGAACGATGCGCTTGACCAGCAAATCGCATTGCTGAACGCGCAGATGGGGATTGGGCCTGTTGTGCCTGAGGCGTACACGCTGGCTCCGGGCGCTCAACGCTACGGCGCAGATGGTAGAGTTGTCGCAAGCAATCCTGGCATTGAGAAGACGCGCGCTCCCATCATTATCGGGAACGTTGCCTATGACCCCGAGACATACCAGCCGGTTATCACGGGGCCAGAAGCTGCTTACACCCTAAGCCCTGATCAGGTCCGTATGAGGGGCGATGAAGAAATTGCACGCGGTCTCAGCAAGCCTCCGGCCAACGGCATCAACCTGACCTTCGGAGAGGGCGGCGCGGTGTCGGGCCTGTCCATCGGCGGGCCTAGTATGGGCCTCGGCGGCACGGGTACGAAGGGCAACGAGCCGGCAGTTGTGCGCAGTCCGCAAGATGGCGGGCCGGTTGTCACTCCGGGCGAACAGCAGTTGCGCGCGAACAAAGATTGGCAGCGCATCAAGTCTGGCGAAAACCAGTCTAAGATTGTTTTGAGCAGCATTGCTAAGGCCAAGCAGCTTGTCAGCCCGTGGACAACCGGTCCCGGCGCTAGTCTGAAAGACTTACCATTCTTCGGGCAATCGACTGATGCGGGAAGTCTTTCTAACCTCTTGACGACGATCAAGACCAATCTGGGCTTTGATAAAATCGAGGAGATGCGCACCAACAGCCCGACAGGCGCTGCGCTAGGTAGCATTACAGAAAAAGAATTGGCGTTCCTTCAAGCGGTTCGCGGTTCTCTTGAACAGGCGCAGAAACCTCAAGACTTGTTAGACGTGTTGGAGCAGGTCAACGACTTCGTCATGGGCAGAGAAACCGCCCGTAAGGAAGCGTTCGCGCAAGACTATCCCGACCTGGCGCAGTTTGCAGGCTTCGCGCAGCGCACCGCAGCCGAAGTCAAGCGCCTGTCTAAAGACATCAACAAAGCCGCCGCAGAATATAACGCGCTTCCCAGCGGCGCCCGCTACATCGACGATGACGGCAATGAGCGGACTAAGAAATGAACCCGCAAACAAACAACGCCAAAGCGCAGAAGGCCGACCCCAAGCGGCCTTGGCTCAACGATCCTATCGTGGGGCAGGTGCCAGCACAGGCGCAGGCGAAGCCGTGGGCAAACGATCCGATTGTGCAGCCAGCGCAGCCAGGCAAGCCGCCTCCGGGCATGGTTTTTGATCCTCTGGCGCCGGCTGGAACCAGCGGCTTCGTACCTGCTCCCAAGCCGCAGCAAGATCCTATCGCGCCACGCTCGCAATGGACCGGCGGGCTGAAGGCAACGCTAGACACGGTACAGAAGCCGCAGCCGTGGAACGAAGGCGTTGCGGACATCCTGCAAGCTGGCGCTGACTTCCTGCTAGCCCCGCTTGAGGCGCGCAATGCCGGGCCGAACGATCTGGTGGGCGATGCTGCAAAGATGGTTGCGCGTGGCACGGCAGAGCTGCCTGCGGCTGTCTTTCGCGATCCTAACCAGGCGGTCAAGGATTATGACCCGTTTCACCAGTTGGGCTACGGCTACAACAACATGGTGGACGCTGGCGGCGACGTCATCGAGGGCAATTTCAACACGGCCGGCGCGAAGGCTGCTGAAGGCGCGAACCAGCTTGCAATGGGCGCCCTTGGCCTTGCGGGCGTCAGGACAAAGCCGTCAGTCCCGAGAAATGCGCTTGCTGTTGAACCCACCCTCCGTGAGACGGGGAAGACGCTCGCCGCTACTGCTGTCCCCGGGCGGAAGACTAGGCCGCAGGCTATGGACGCGCTCGGACGCATCCTCCTCGCCAGTAACGTACCCCGTGACCGTGTAACTAGTGGGCTGGCTAAGGTCGTAAAGTCGCTGGAAGAGGGCGCGAGTTTGCAGTCGGGCGGCTCTGTCCGCGCGCCAACGGTCGCGCAGCTTCTTGAACGTGAGTTTGCCGAAGAGTTCCCTGAAGTAGCTCAGAATATCCGCACCGTTCTGCTAGAGCGCAGGCTGTCGAACAAGCCAAAGGATTCGAGCTCTACCATTGTTCGGGATGCCGCTCAAGAAATGCGGCAATCGCAAGTCCCGTTCCTTGACGAGAGCGCAAGCGCCAATCTCGGCAGCAATTCGCGCCTTGCGACCAGCGCCGATGTGGAAGCCAACCTTCGTCAGATTGGCGAGGAAGGCTATGCGCCGATCGTCTACCAACGGGCGGAACCGCAGCGCGCAAGGCAAATTCAGGACGTCCTGAACGGTCCCGGCATGAATGAGCTGGGCCGGCCGCTGCGCCAGATCGCGGCGGGCGAGGGCGTTGATATCGACGTTATGATCGCCCAACGTCCTATCCAGGCTGCGCACTGGATGCAGCACAAGGCGCGGCTGCTGGCTTCCGAGAACGAAGGCACGGCGCTGGGCAACGCATATAACAACATGCGTTCTCGCATTCTGAAGACGATTGACGACCTCGAGACGCCAGACGGCCAGACCTATGCGCAGATCCGCGCTAGGTACGGCGACGAAGCTGGTATCCGTGACGCGCTGTCGGCGGGCGATCGGTTCGGGGCGATTGTCCGCAACCCGGATGGGGCCAACCGTTTCGTTGAGGCTTTCAAGAGCGCAACGCCAGAACAGCAGGCTGCGCAGTTGGCATCAATTCGCGATTGGGCGCAATCAAAGCTGCGCGGTGGGGGCGAGGGCGGAACGGCTCGCATGACCGAGCTGAAGAACATTGCGGTTTTGGACACGCTGGAAAAGCTGGGCGCGCAGGGCAAGGCGCTGGCTGACGATATTCGCGCGGTTCGGGATGAAGAACAATTCCTTGGCAGCTTCTACCCGAACGCGGAAAGCGCCACGGCCAGAAACCTGCTTGCGACGGGGCAGGGTGCAGACCTCTACTCACGTCCTGGCGCGTCTTCCATGCCGGTCAACGCGCTCGCAGACGCTGCCCTGATGGGAAGCGGGCTTGCCGCTGCGCCGATCATGACGGCCATGCGGCAGGGTCCGAAGCTCTATCGCGGCATCATGCAGCCTCGCACGGCAACGCGAGAGGACATGACGCGCGTGCTGATGTCGCGTCCAAAGCCCAGCGAGCGTGTGCTTGCTTCTCGGGCTGATAACGCTACGCCGCAGAACCCGCTAAACATGACCCCGCCTCCCGCGCCATCCGGGCCGCCCATGAATGCGCTTGCGCCCCCGCTCGTCATGCCCGAGGCGCAACAGATTGGCCGCTGGGAAGGGCCTGTGCCGCAGAAACCGCAATCGCTTCTGGCGTGGGTCAGGGGCCAAGGCGGCATCAAAGACCGGAACTACATGAGCGGCGATCTAAAAGCCGTCATGGGCCGCGCGAACGCCATGCCGGGGCTTCTCAACAATCAATCCGGCAAGGGCCTCGATGACATTGTGTCGGCCGCTTACGAGCAGGGCTTTGACGTTGATCCGAACGACGCAAACAGCCTCATGCGCCTGATCGAAGAAGAAATTGCGGGCAATCCAAGCTACCGCATCGGCGCCCGTGAGGAATGGGACATCTATCAGGAATATCTCGCAGCCAAGCGCGGCGACCTTTCCGAGCCCAACTAACCCCACCCACCCCCACCACAAACGACCCGGCCTCGCTTCGCAGCGGGGTTTTTCGCATTGGAGCTGTCCATTGGCCCGTTCGCCGCTCATAACCAATCTGATCGGCACGTCCGGCTCCGTGGAGGCGGGTGGGCTTGTGACGAGTTACGTTCGTGGCACGACCACGCCGGTTGCGCTTTATGTGGCGTCTACGGGCTCATCGCTGCTCACTAATCCGGTTGTGGCCGACAGCCTCGGGCAGATCACGGCGTACCTGGATGACGCGGTGGAGTATTCGCTATCCGCCACCACGGCCAACGGGGCGACGACACTCTGGCAGGCTGACGTAATATCGGGGACGATTTACTACACCTACGTCAACAGCGGGCTCATCACCGAGTTCGAAGAAACTGCGACAGGCACAGGCGCTTCGCAGATCATCACGATTGATGACGTTGTCCTGTCGTCCGTTTATCAGGTTGTCGTTACGGTTGACGGCGCAGTTCAGCCAGTCACGACCTACACGGTCACGACTGACGAGACGGATTCGTTTGTCACCCTGACGGCCCCGCTTGCCTCTGCGATCTATGTCCGCAGCAACGCTGTTCAGGGCATCGCCTCGACGGCGGGGGACGACGTTGTCACCTCCACCGGCTCCACCACGGCGCGGACGCTTGCGGCGCGTTTTGCAGAAGTCGCGAACGTGCTGGACTTCGGGGCTGAGGGGAATGGCGTCACCAATGACAGCACGGCTGTCCAGGCTGCGGCGACATCGCTGACCAGTGGCGGGACGCTCTACTTCCCGCCTGGCAAGACTTACAAGATAAACACCGCCATCCTGATCAGCGTCAGCAACGTGCATGTCGAGATGACCGGCGCGATCATCGACGCCTCGGCGCTCACCTACACGGCAACGCGCGGCTCTGGCGCGGTCTTCCGCTTTGTCGGTTCGGTCGTCCTCTCCACAACGCTTTCCGCATCGGCGGCGCAGTATGACCGCACGCTCACGCTTACAAGCGTCACAGGCGTTCAGGCAGGCGACATCATCCGCTGCACGTCCACGCTGGAGCAGTACCGCAACAGCACGGCCATTGCTTACTATTTCGATGTCAACCGCGTCATGTCCATCAGCGGGTCAGTCGTCACGCTGGAGGTGCCGGTCAACATGGCGCTGTCCACGTCTGGGCCGACCGTCAGCGTGGTTGTCCGCAGGCCGGTTACGAACGTCAGCGTTACGGGCGGGCGTCTGATCGGCGGCGGCGATCTGGAGAACCTGGACAACAGCATCGGGCAGTGCGGCCTGTGGTTCGAGAACGTCGCAGGCGCGAGGATCAGGGGAACCACCTTCGACGGCTTTCAGGGCATCGCGGTTGGCACGGAAACCTGCACCGACATCGTCTGCGACGATCTCACAATGTACGGCATTGCCGACAGCGCAACCATCGTGGAGGGGGAGAACTCCGGGTTCTACGGCATCGTCTTCCTGCGCTCGCGCCGCTGCAGCACATCGCGCATTCACGGCATCCGGGTGCGTCACGTCATCGACGCAACCTTCTGTATCGACGTGTCGCAGGAAGATTGCCTTGGCGCACGCACGCATCGTGGGGCCTTCGGTTCGCACGAGGGAACGCACGAGCTGATTGTCAACAACTGCCGCGCCGTTGACTGTTATGCGGGTGGAGTAAGCCGGGCGTTCACGTCGATCTGGACGAACAACAATTTTGACGCAAACGGCGGCGCTGCAATCACGACGTCTGAAATGCTAGCCTCTGGCGCTGTCGGAACGATGGTGGTCAAGGATAACAAGCTTCGCTCGCGTTCAGTCAGCTTCGGCGTCGGCGTCAGCATCACGGGCGTCTTCTCGCCTCTGGTTATTGCTGACAATGAAATGACGACGCCGACTGCGGGGGTTCGCTTCGACACGGCCAAGATCAGCAACGTCATTATTCGAAACAACGACATCGATGGCGCTTTCGGTGTTGACGTGGAGTACCCGACCGGAGCGGAAAACCTTGATTTCTTTTCTGGCATGGTGATCGAGGACAACCGCTTTACGAACTACACGTCCAACGCCGTTGATCTTCGCGGATCGGAACTGATCACCGCGCCTGCAAATCGCATCTTCATCCGTCGCAACATGGGCATCCCATCGCCTGGCGCTTCTGGCTCAGGCTATCTGCTCCGTGCGAACGGCTGGTATGGCGAGGATATCGAGATCACCGACAATACACAGCTAGGCGATACCTCGGTTGTGGTGTCGATCTGCCCAAGCGCGCCGTGGCTGATCACGTCTGCGCCCGTGGTCGAACGCAACACCGAAAGCACGAAAAGCACGAACACGCACCGCGTTGTCGGTTCCAACACGTCAGCCAGTTATGTGTCGGGCGCGACTGTCCTGAAGGGCCAGATCCTTCAGCGCAGCCAGCCTGGCACGGCGACCATCTTCGGATATATCGTCACCACGGCAGGCACTGAGGGGACGCTTTCAGGCGTCACGTCGAGCATTGATATTGGCGTCTCGACCACGACCGTCAATCTCTCAGGCAACACGATCAGCAAGGTTTACCCCGGCTGCTATATCACGGTCGCAGGCGCTGGCGTGGCGGCTGCAACGCTGCAAACCCGCATCACAGCGGTCGCGGCTGATTACTCCACGGCGACACTAGAGACAGCGGCATCCACCACGGTTGTTGCGGCAGTCACCGCCTACCGCGCGCCAGTGTTCACCGCCTTCGCCACGACGTCCTGATCCCTCTCCCCACCATTCGCCCCAACCCTAACGGGAACGAGAACGCATGTCTGTTTATCCGAACATTGGACGAACCGTCGCCGGGCTTGGCGATGGCCTCTCAACGCTGTTGCAAGAGGACGTGGAGCAGAAGGGCAACCCGCTGCTGTTCGCGGTGGGCATGTCCTCGTCAGGCGTCCCGCTTGCCAACGCACCCATGCGGATCAGTGCGCAGTGGACGTTCGACACGCCGCCGATCTTCCGCGACCGGGCGCACACGCTGGCGGCTCTGGGCCTTAGCGTCAATGGCGATGTCTCGGGTGGAAATACATGGCAGGCGCTGCAAGTCTTTGACGCTGGCATTCAGGTCTTTGCAGATTTCAATTTCCAGAGCGATGACGCTGGCGCGCTTGGCCCGGTCATGCGTCTCTATCACAACAGCGCGACGCCCGCAGCGAACGACATCATCGGCGTGGTCAATTTTCAGGGCGAGGACAGCGCCGGCAACACAACCTCCTTTGCCGACATCAGGGCCATCATCGAAGACGCAACCAACGGCTCGGAAGATGGAAACCTGACCATCTTTGCGACAGTCGCCGGGACGGCTGCGGCACAGCTCCAGATCGGAAACGGCGTCTACGGACCCGGCGCAACGGGCGGCTACAAGGGCCTCGGCACGGCCAACTTCACGGCGGTCTATGACGATAACGTCCTGCTGTCCTGCTACGTGTTCGACGCCGCCATGGATGGCAAAGTGAGCATGGCGAAGTGGGATACGAAGGTTCCTGATCGCGTCTACCCCGCGCGCTATCTGGTCGAGGATATCGACGAGGATGACCCCGATACCGGCGAGACGACCCGCAAGGCCGTTCGACGCAAGGTAGAGGACGAGCGCATCGAGGCGCGCTTCCACGATCCGGCGCGCAAGTTCGCATCAAGGCTCGGCGGCAAATACGACCCGCTCGATATCGAGGGCTACTCTCGCCACTGGCAGGAGAAGCGCCACCTCACATCCATGCCCAACGAGGACAAGTTCAACCCGGTGGCTGGAATGGCGACTGGCGCATGGGTGCAGCGTCTCATTGAAACAGTCGAAATCCAGGCGGTCCACATATGGAAATTGCACGAGCGCTTAAAGCAATTGGAGCGGCAGTCCTCTTCCTCTGCGGATGCGGCGGATCGGGCGGGGGGGAAGTAGACATGGCTTACGATTCAGGCCGCGCAACTATGGTCGTGGATATGTCCACGGGCAAGGACATGATCACCAACACGTCGCTTACCCGGATGCCCACGACCGAGGGCGCGCAGATCGAGTTGATGAGCTGGACGACGACCGCTGACGGCGAACCCGTCGCGACGACAGCAGACAGCGGCGACAGTGTCGGGGCCAGCTATTCCGGGCTCGATCTTGGCGCCCATATCGGCTTGGCAGCAGGAACGGCCCTGAAGCCTCGCCGCATGTCGATGACGTTCTCGCTGACATCGGGAAGCGCTAACTCCGGTTCTGCTGTGATGATCTCCAACCCGAACGGGCTGGGCGATATTGATGACATCACTGGAACGGCGGGCGCATCGACCGGAACGGGCTCGGGGCTTACCCGCGTCGGCAAGGGCTCGCTGCATATCGTGGCGACCGAAACAAAGGTCGATATCGGGATTTATACGAACAACAGCTTGTCAGCCACCACGGTCAACTACCTCAACGGCGATCTGACAAAGGACGGGGCGACGAAGTATTCCCTCACCGCTGAAATCCACGAGGACCGCATCATCGTCTGGCTTCCAGACGGGCAGGTGTGGACGAACGTTTCCGCCAACTACTACACCGCTGCTGGGCGTTACATTCAATTCGAGAGCTACACCGGATCGGCCAGCGCTACGCGGGCGAGCTTCTATGCGTTCGGCGCTGAAGCGGAGGTTCTGTGATGACGCGCACACCGAAGCAGCAATTCGACAACTATGCGGAGCATATGGCGCGGATGCTTGGCGCGTCTGCGCCTCCCCCTCGCAACAGGCCGAGACGACCTGGCATCTGGGCCAGCGGCGGCATGGCTGATGCGCCGGTTGTGGAAGTCGCTCCAGAGCCAACGGTTGACCTCGCAGCCGAGAACGAAGCCCTACGCCGGCGCATCGCGGAGCTCGAGACGATACCGGAGCCGACGCCAGATCCGGAGCCGGAGACACACTTCGCAGACCTGATGCTTGCAGACGAGACGCTGGACGATGCGCGCGTGCGCCTGTCGCAACGGCTGCGCGAGCTGCGTCACTACCTGATGGCCCCGGAAATCCGGGTGAATGAAGACGGCTCCCTCGGCCTCACGGGCGAGGAGCAATCCGAACTGCAAGACCTTGAGAGACGGCAGACGCTGGGGCGCTGGCTCGAAGCCTGACGCCCTAAACCGAAAGGCTGGGAAAATGGATGACGATTTCAACGAGCGCTTCAAGGCGCTCAAGCGTGAATTGCGTGAGGTTGCGGAGGATTTTGAACAACTGCGGAAACGCAAGGCTAACGGAGAAGACGTGGAGCAGATCGCAGCGAAGGTGACAGCTATCGAAACCGAAATGCGGACCAAGTTCGCATCGCTCCAATCCGACAGCCAGGAAGTCCGCCACGCGCTCCAGAAACTTGTTGAGACAATCGAACATCTCCGCACTGACCTGTCAGTCCACAAGCGTGAAATCGCGCAGGTACAGGACACGCAGAAGATTTCGGGCTGGTCACGAATTCCCGCTTTTGGCTGGGCGCTAATGGCCGTGGGTTGCTTCGCGGTGATGCAGCTTGGCCTGGAGAGATGGGCTGAGTTTCAGGGGCTGGGCCGTTGAGAGCCCCCACCAAAGCGGAGTGGGCGTCTGCTGGCCGGTGGGTCAGGGACGAAGCCGCAGAGTGGGTCATTGGCTCGTGGGCGCTTATCCTTGGCTGGCTGATTGTCGGCGTGATCTTCTTCAGCTTCCTGCAAATGGACGGCTATTTCAGTCGGGGCCTTGGGGAGAACTCAGGCGTAGACCCCGACCTGTTTATGCACATCGGCTGGATGTTCCGGCTGTTTGCCGCGATTTTCCTCGTCTTCACAGTCAAGCTGAAATCGCTCGGCATGGATCATGAGGCTGCATGGATCAAAGTCATCGGCGTTGTCGTAACGCTGCTGGTTGTGGCTCATGCGCTGGGGTTTGGTCTGAAGGCGCTTGAGGGCAAGCGGTCTAATGCGATTGCTGTCGAGCAGACGGCAGACGTTGCCGCGAAGTCCAATGACCAAGTCATTGCCGAGCTCAAAGAACAAAAACGGGGCATTCAGGAAACGCGGGATAACCAGCTCGCCAACCTGCAATCCAGCATCGACAAGATTACGGGCGACGGTCTCGACAATGACGATCTTGCGGATGAATACCGCAAGGATCAGAAGATCGAGCGCGACAATGCGCGAGCTGCAATTGCAGAAATCGACAAACGCATCACGGATTTGACCGTCTCAGGCGGTGCAGCGCAGACGGAAGCCACGCAGGAAATTGCCACGACCGAGAAATGGGCGCCGCTGTTTGTCGGCATCGCTCAACTGTTCACGTGGAACCCGAACCCTGACGATTGGTGGATTTACGTCGCTGGCGTCCTGTTCCTCGCATTCTGGATCATGGTGGGCGACACGATCTGCATCTTCATGCCTCACGCGCTCTACAAGATGCACCTCGCAGACGCTCGCAGGCGCAAGGCGCAAGAGAACGGATCACGCGGGGGTCGCACCACGTCGCGCCGCCGCCTGATCGAAGACATGCGCAAAGCGCGAACCGAAACCAAAGCCGATCTCTCGGAGGATGACAATGGCAATCGAGATACTACGCCGAAGGCCGCCGAGTGAGTTGTACCCGTCGAAGGCCGCGCTAGACCTTATCCGGCACTTCGAGGGGTTGAGCCTTACCGGCTACCTTGACCCTATCGGCATCCCGACCATCGGATACGGCAGGACCGGGCCTGTAGCTGTCGTGGGTAAGCGCATTACGCTGTCAGAGGCCGACGCACTGCTTGACGAAGACGTGGCACGACACGCGCAGATTGTGCGCGACCAGATCACAGTGCCGCTCACGCAAGGCGAGTTCGATGCGCTTGCAAGTCTCGTCTTCAATCTAGGCTACGTCCCAAAATCGATGAAGGCGTGCCTCAACGGCGGCGTGACAGACGCGGGCAAGGTGATGACGCCGGGCAGCTACGGCTCGGCGCTGTTGCAATTCCCGCGCAACTGCCGCGCAGGTGGCAAGCCGCTTAAGGGCCTCTACCGGCGAAGGCTGGCTGAGGCGTGCCTGTTCTGCGACCTCCCGTGGGAGAACGCGTGCAGCATTAGCGTGATCAAGCTGCAAGTGACCGAAGGCGGGCAGATCGACGCCAACGAAAGCACGTCTCTGGAAGACACCCTCATGCGTGCGCGGCTCGACACGTCGAAGCCGCCCGACACGTCTCACATTCTCAAGAAACAGTGGTCCGAGCTGGTCAAGCCCGAACCCGTCAAAGCTGAGCCTGAAGCCGTGCCGGCGACAGGCGATGCGGAGCCAGCGGAGAAGGAAGCCCCCCAGCCCAACCCCCCTCCGCTGGTATCTGCCCACGTTCCTGTGCAGCCGAGTGGTCCCGCTGTCGCAGGGCCGGCGGTGGTGGTCCCGGCTCCCCAGCCGCCACCGCCGCCGGTTAAGCCTGCGCCGCCGCCACGTTTGCCAGATCCGCCCGTTCCCATCGGCCAACAGACCGGCGCTGTAGACGCTGCGAGAAAGTCGGAGGAGTGGTCTGCGAATGCCAAGTCGATGATCTACTCCCGCCGATTTTGGGGCCTTCTCCTGGTTGTGGCGGGCCGTGTGTGGATGCTCAAAACTGGCAGCAACGCGGTTCTTGGGGCTGTTTCTGATCCGCTCGTGATGGAGATGTTCTCAGGCTTCATGGTCATGGTGATCGGGGAAGCCGTCCAGCACTGGGGCGAACGCAAAGCGACACGGCCTCTCAAATGATGGCGCTGTGGATGGGCCTGCCACAATGGGCGCGCACTGCGCTCATGTGGTGCGGCGCGCTGTTCATGATGGCGCTGACCGGCAAGTTCCTGCTGTCGCAACACGACAAGCGCATCCGCAGGGAAGTGAACGACGCGCGCGACAAGGAAGCGGCTGAAGTCGAAACCGCAGTTATCACTCAGATCACGGAAAACACAAATGAAGTCGTTCGCAAGGCTGACGCTGTGCGCAGCCATACCGCTGTTGTCGAGCTGCCAGACGGAACCAAAAGCCTCCCCCAATATCATTTCCGCGACTAGCGGCGCGATCTGGAAAGAGGCGCTCTGCACCACGGGGACGCCGATCCTCATCTCGCGCGGCGACGTGCTGACGCTCCCGACCGCCGAGGCAATCGGGGACCACAACAACGCGATCTTCTGCGCTTGTCCGGAGAAGCGGCCTCCGGCGTTTGATGCCGCCATTTGCAAAACATAGGAGACTTGACGTGAACATTCTCGGGCTGGAAATCACAAGCAAGGGGGGCGCCGTGAACTGGATGAATGTTCGCCGGTTCTTCTACGTCGCAATCGTAACCTGGCTGGTCGGCGTTCGCCTGATCGGCCTGAACCCGTTCGATGACAAATCCATCGGGCTGGACACCATCCTCGACGGCCTCGCGCTGTATGCCGTCTGGCTGATCGTCTGGCACATGCTCTGGTCGCTGCGGCCGAAGTTCAGCTAACCTTGCAGGTACGTGTAACGAACCCGGCGATGCTCGGCGCTTTCGCGCTGTGTGTCGCCGGGGCCGTCGGCGCGTGGGCGTTCGTGGCCGGCCATGCGCAAGACTGCGCGGCGCGCTGGGCTGATAGTGGCCTGCGCGTGAGCTACCGCGACGGGCAATGCCTCGTGGAAGCTGGCGGGCGGTTCTACCCCGAACGGGTTATCCGGGTGCATGTGCGGCAATGAGGTACGTGCCGTTCCTCAAGACGCTGTTGCTGGCGATTTCAGGCGCAAGCGCGCTGGTGTGGTTCGCGCTGGTGCTGGAGAGGTTGTAGCGGCCTCGTCAACGCCGCGAAGGCAATAATCTGAAGCTATGCCGTCGCGCGGGTTCATCGCCGCGCATTTGGTGTAGCAGATCACGTAATCCTTGTGCTGTTCCCAACAGGCTTGGCCTTCAGCATAGCGCGGCCCTTCTGAATAGCTGCACCCCGCCAGAAACAGCATTGCAATCGCTGCGGCTCTGCTCACTTCTCCCCGCTCCCCGCTAGTGCTTCCCGCGCTATTTCAAACGCGATAGCAACCTCGACGGCCACTCCGGTCGGCTTCCAGTTTATGTGCATTTCAAGTTCCGAACGGACGCGCTCAAGAGCGGCGCGCATCCTCGCATTCTCCCGCTCCAGCTCGTCAAGCCGAAGGGCTGCGGCGCGTAGAGGCGGCGCGCATTGCGACTCGCCACCCCACACACGCGCGGTTTCTTCAGCGTCGAATGCTTCAGCCTCAAGCTTTGCGATAATCTCCGCTGTCGTGCTCATACCGACACTCCCAAGGCTTTGCGGGCTTCAAGTGCTTCAAGGAGGGCTGCGATAAGCGCGAGGGCGGGTGTGTGTGCGCTGGCCCGCCAATCGTGCATCTTTGCCAAGGGATGCCACACGACCGCGCGACACAATCCGGCGCACGTCTTCTCGCAACACCAGCCCCAGCCAGGCAGCTTCATCTCCACCAGAGCGATGGCGGCGTCTAGGCTGGCGGTGAGTGCTTCAGGTTCATGATACTTGTACGCGCCATAACCGCCGCTGATCCAATGCGCTACCACATCGCCGTAAACGTTGCTGGCGCTCCAGTACGCGTCGCTGGGCAGTATACCCAACGCCTGCTCAATCAGGCCATCCAATTCCCGATCCGGCCCCGTCGCCTTAGCGACCCGCTCCCTGAGTTCTGCAATCTCACTCGTCGTGCTCATGGGCGGGGGTCCACTGGCAAATGGGCGATTTTCGTTGCCGCAAGAATGCGCTCTTTGCTTGCGCGCGAGATTGCCTTGAGGCCGTCTGCCGTAAGCTCAACGCCGTATTTACCCTCGCAAAATCGGACTAGCCCGTCTTCTGCTTGCATTATTGAAAGCCGCGCAAAGCATGGCTTGCGGTCGCGAATGGCAATAAGGTTCACGAGGCCGTCGTCATCGTCTTTCGCGACCCAGTTGACGGCTTCTTTCGTATCCTTGCGACGCACCATGCGCCCAAGAAAATCATGCAGAAACTCGATCATCACTTCTTCTCCTGTGCTGCTAAAAGTTCGCGCGGTAGAATTGCGCAATGGCGTGCTCGACTTGTTCGGTCCCAAACTCCCCGCCCTCGCCGTCAGTGCGGCCTATCCAAATGCCGTTGGGCGCGTGTCGGATGACGAACTGACCGATGCAGATTTCTGGCGGGCGGTGGTCCTGTGCTGCTGGAGGGGCGGGGTATTGGTCCCGGCTTTCTTCCACGCCGCCGGGGAGCGCGCAGGCGTCATTGGTGGGCAAGGAGGCACCTGACGCGGAAGCTTCAAGATACGCGGTGACGGCGGCGCGGGCGAGGTAGCGAAACTCATCAGCTCGGCTTGGGTGTTGGACGTCCCAATGGTGAACGTGAGGTCCGTCAGCATTATAGACAGATCTTGCAGCCGCCTCCAGCGCGCGGGGGTCTAGGTCAGTCACCGCTTCCCTCCCATCGGCCACAACCACACCGCCAGGAACATCACCACGCCCACCAACGCCATGGGCGCGGCGAGCATCACGGATTGATAGAGGAGGTCGATTTCGTCGGGGGTCATGTCTCCACCCGCACAATGATGTGGTCCAGAAGATCAGCCAGCAGCCGCAATTCGGCCTCAGGCGTGCGGCCGTCACGCACAAGCCTCCGCATCAGGCGCTCGCAGTCGGCGCGGATCGTGTCGTCGGGGATGGCGATGGGCGCGTGGGGGCGGAGGGGAATGACGTTGGAGAGGGTCATGTTACAAGCTCCAGTGAGAGCTGTTCGCTTTTGACGCCCCAGGACGCCTTTCGGCGCTTCATTAGATCGAGATATTTTTGATATGCCGCCGACTTGTGCTGAGAAAAGCCCATGCCCTTCCCCCAATAATCATTGCGGAGAAGAGATTTGCAGACACGTCGCCATGACGGAGCCCGCCTCGCCGCTTCCATCTCGTAATGGGCTTCATCCGGGATGCCGTTTTCATATCCTCGCGCCATCCACCATTTCTGAAACAGCACAATCTTGTTTTGATAATGCTCCTTTGTCTTCGGAGGCATTGAGTTGACGAGAAGCTCAGCAAACGATTTCCACGTATGGCCATTTGGCTTCGTGATGCCGCGATACCCGTTGATGTTTCCCCATTCTTGAACATAAAGCGCGCCGCCATTTGCGCCGTTCACGCGGGCCACAACGCGCGCCCACGTCTCTGGTTCGATCAGATGGAACAGCCACAACCCACGCCTCTGGTCGTCTCCGTAGGGCTGGCAGATGCGCATATGACCCATTGGCACGCCCGCCTTGTGCATCAGGTCATAAAGCTTGTTTGAAGGGCGATCAGGATTGCGCGCGTGATAGGTCCAAAGGTCTGCGCTTTTCCAATCGTAAATCGGGTAGCAATTATAAACGTTGTCAGTGATTTTTGACGTGTAGCGTTCACCCTTCCACGTCTCTTTTTTGGACTGCACAATCGTGCGGAAACGGTTCAAGCTTTCATCGGTTCGGATACCAACAAAGCAGGCCGTGTTTTCGCCTTGCGCATACCATTCGCCAAAGAGCGGGACAAATTCCTCAAACTCCATGCCGTCAAAAAAGAACGGGTAAACGGCTGGATCTGACACGGCCCATTCCGGGCATTCGCGTATCCAAGCCTCTTTTGCATTTGCATCCCAGCATTTCCAGAACGGCTCATAGACGCTGACCGCATTGCGGAGATGGATCGGCAGGCAAACCCAATGCAAATCGATGCAATCCGCATACATATCAACGCAGCGTTTGCCGTGCTCAATTGTCAACTTGTACTGGCCTTCAAGGTCAACCATTAGCAGGCCAAATTTACGCCCCCGCTTGCGCGCCTCATCCGCAACAAGATGCAGCATAACCGTGCTGTCTTTGCCGGCGCTGAAAGACAAATACACGCGCGGAAACTCATCAAACGTCCAGGCGATACGCTGGCGCGCAGCGTCTAAAACGTTCACGCCCATTGGGTTCTTAAGCGCCATGTGCACTCCACGAAAAAAGGTCTTTGGGTTGATTGGCCTTTATCCAACAGGCCAAAACATCAGCGGCGGCGGCATTTGCCGCGTCTTGCTCGGTTTGGTTTAGCGTGTGCCAAGCGACCCTTGTGCAGTCTTCTGGCGAGCCAACCGCAACGCAACAACCAGCATGGCCTAACCATGCAATGCGGTTCACGTTTTCGGCTGAAAGATTATGCTCGCAAGACAGCGGCCACTCCTCCAACGCCCGCATCATACCAGCTTTAAACGCGCATGCGTCTTTCATCAGGCTAGCTGAAGCCTCTACGTGAAGCTTGCGAGTGTCGCCGGTTGTGTTGCGCCACATGCCGTCGTGAAATTCTTCAAGCTTTTCGTAATGATGAAAAACGCGGCTCATTCCAGCTCCTCCGCATTTATCGAAAGATCATCGTTTTCGTTGATGACGCCTGGCGCCCATGCTTCGCTGAAATCGCGGTCTGCAAACATTTCCGCCAGACCGGAAATTTGTGTCAGCCTCAGAACCTCATCCGGGTCCATGCCTAGCTGTTTGCCGATTTTTTCGTCCGACCAATTGCGGCGTTTCAGTTCAAGAACGATATCCGACATCGCTTCGACGCGGTGCTTGCCACGTGCCCGATTGTGCCGAATGGTCGATGCCATGCGGTCGCCGCGATCATCTTGCTGTTCGCGGATTTGAACGACCGGCAGATAACCTTGGATGCGCTTCGCAACGTCCTTGCATTCTTTGCCAACGCGGTTGCGGTGAAACCCGTCCACAACAACCGAAACGCCGTTTTCAAGGTTAGTCACGATTGGCTGCGTGTATCCGTCAGCCATAATCGAAAGGCGCAGCAACTCCATTTCAGGCGGCGCAACGCTATTCGGGTTGTAATCGTTAGCACTTACCGCCTCAGCGGGAACCCATTTGACGAAATCAACGGGCTCGTCTTTAAATGGCGATGCTTCGTGAAGACGCTGGCGAGCGGTATTAATCGCCTCAATTTTTAAGGCCAAGCTATAGCCTTCGACGCTACTAATAAGAGCGTTCAGCGCCGCATAAAACGAAGGTGCTAATTCGTAGGGCGTCATCGGCGTGCCGTGGTAGATAACCTTCACGCTCACAGCACCCTCCGCAGCAGCTTGCACGTCGAGCGCACCACGTTGACGGTCTGGCGCGGGCGTACATGGCTGGTCAGGTCGAACGCCGACACCTCGGCGCTTCGTGCTAGGTGGCGCTCAAGATTGAAGGCGGGGCGGGTGAGGGCTAGGGCTTCGCGGATCATTCGGCGTCCTCCAGTTCAAGCAGATCGGCAATTGCCTCTGCTTCCGTCGCGCCATATCCGACATGGCAGCACTCAGGGTCAGAACCATCGCGAGCGGCAACGTAGTCAAAGCGGCGGATCGGGATCGGCTTGGGGTCGTAGTCAACAATGATCTTGGCGGCGTTCACGGGCGGTATCCTTCAACATTCAACGCGTGCATCTCGCGCGCCAGATCGCGGGACAGGTCGGTCATGATGTCAACAATAGCCGGATCGCGTGACCAGCCTGCGCCCTTGCCAGCGGTGAGCCCGCGCATACGGGCGACGATTTCATGAATAGCCGCAGAGCGGTCATCCCATGTGCGTTGCTGTGGCGTGCGCGTGTCGCGGTAGTCGCGGCTCGCTTGTTCTGCGTTAGTGTCGGCTGATGTCCAAGCCATGTGTGGTCTCCTTTGTTGCCCCCACACTACACACGATCTATCATAACGCAAGGTGTATTTCTGGCTGGCGTGCAATTATTTTCGCTCTGTCTTGCCGTTTATTTCATGTAGCCAATGCGCAGGGCGTCATCCGCCAGCCACGGCAATTCATACGGGCTCGCGATAAATGTCTGGCCGTTATTGTCCTGCTTGAATGCCATCATGATAGCGACAAAGCAGTAGTTGTCGAATGCCTTGGGGGGCAGGGCTGAGAAGTATGGCCCATCCCTAATGTCGCCTTCCCATCCAACCGTGCGCGCCGCTGCCATTGCAAGCGCTTCAAAATTGCCAAGGGCTTCCTTGCTGCGCCTAAAGTCGTGCTTTATCTTTTCGGATATGGTGAGCGCTGGGGGATGCTCGACGAAATCCACGTAAGCCAGAGACGACATGAGCGCGGCTTTATCCATCCATCCGCTCCAGTCATCTATGGGCTCGATCATGTAGACATGGCGCGGTGGTAACAGGGTTGTTTTTGTCCACTCTGCTCTTGCGGTCGTCATCCCCGTTCCCTCACCTTCCCATCAAAGCCCTTGGTCTTGGTCCGATCAAACCCGCGAGATTTGAGCATTGACCCGCCGCGCTTATCTCGCCTTGCACGCTGGCCAGCTTCGCCCCTTATTCTGCGGCCCTTCTTGGCCTCGCGATTGTCCACCTTCGTCTTGATGGCGTGACACGGAACGCAAAGCGCCTGCCAGTTGTCGGGCTCGTGCTTGCCAAGGGCATCGAGGCGCTGGATGTGGTCAATGTCGAAAGCTATCCCGAACAGATCGCACTTGCAGACGTTGCAGCGCCATTCCTGGCGGTTGGCAATCATGTTCCGCTGCTTAGCTGTGAAGCTGCGGCGCCGCTCTGGCTTGGGAAGGTCAGCCGTCACCGCACTTTCTCCGCAGCTCGTATGCTGCTCTGCTCTGTCCGCCACATGTCTATGATAGCGCTGGCCGCAGACAGGCGGTTGCGCCACATGTAGTCAACCTCGCGGCAGGCTTTGACCTGCTCAAGATGGTCCGTGTATCGATCATCAGCACGGGCAACCATCTCCTTAGCCGCTGCGCTCTTCTCGTCGCTTTCCAGCATCAGCCTTGCAAGGACGGTTTTTGTCAGGTCGTCCATGTGTTCCGAGGCTGCGCGGGCCTTTGCCGCTTCCTGCTGGGGGTCCGTCAGGTAGCGCAGGGCCTGCTCTAGCATCTTGTCTGTGATCATCAGAGAACCCGTTCCTCGACAATCTCAACGCCGGGGATCTCAATGGCGTCGCCTTTGGCGTGCCTGATGTCCGCGTTCGCCAGCTTGAGCGCCAACTCTTTCATTTCGTTGCGCCCGGCGTAGTGCGCTATCAGCGTGGCATAGTGCGTGACCTTGGCGCTGCGCTTCGTCTTTAGCGACGTTGCAGCGAACCCGCCAGCGGCAGAGGATACGCGAGAGGCGGCAAGCGCCTGGCCTTCGGCAATCTTCGCCTCGACGTGCGCAGCTTTCACATCCACGGTCGGCGCGGTGGCGGCAAGGAACGGGTCTTCCTCCGGTTCTTCTACAGCCTTGGCGGCAAGGCGTTCGGCTTCCTCCAGCTTGCGCCGAGCTTCCTCCGCAATGCGCTTGGCCTCGCGTTCGCGGGCGTCCAAGAATGCGGCGAGCTTCTGTTTCAGGCCCTTGATGATCTTGTCGCATTCTTCGATCAGCGGCTTGTATGCGCCATCGATCTGCCGGCCAGCCTCTAAATGCGGCCGCTTCTTGTCGTCGCGCGTGGCGTCGATCTCCTTCGCCAACTTGCCGCCGTACCCGACATGATCTCTGACGAATTGCGCATTGCTTTCGTTGATCTCGGTGACGGTGTCGGCGTCGGCTTTGAAACGCGCCAACATCTCCCGATAGGCTTCGACGTCGTCAGCTTTGTTGTGTCCGATATTACCTTGCATCTGCAAACGCCTCTTCTGCTTCAGCGCTTGTGCGCTCGTTGTGTTGAAGTCCTTCCATCAGTTCCGTGTAGGACTTGCGGATCTCGGCCTGCCAGTCTTTCGGCTGGAGCTTGACGCGCTCAGCGTTCATTTTGCCCCATTCCTTAAGTTCCTGGCTTGATGTGATGCGGCGCATTTCCTCGACCATCACGCCATAGTCGCCCCGCGCATCGCCCTTGCTCATGGTTTGGACCGGCGCTGGCGCTGGGATATGCGAGGAAGCCGCATCCCTGCGGATTTCGTGGTGTGACGCGTCGGCGTCGTTGTCGCCTTCGGTCGGGATGCAGAACGTCTGCATCGCCATGTATTTGTAGGCCGCGCTCATGGCCTTGTTGGTGGCCTTGTCGGCGCTGTCCATCGCTTCGCCCCAAGTGCAGGCGGTAATCTTTGACCCATCGGAAGCGCACACAATGTCAAACTCGACTTGCACGACGACATAGAACAGGATGCCGCCTTTCTGTGTGGTCTGTTCCGTCTTCTCGCGCGTCAGGACTCGGGGAACGATGATCAGGTGATGCCGCGCAAGCAAAGGGGCCAAAGCGTTGTAGACGTCATCAATGCCACGGAAGGCGTAGCCTTGCTGTTGATTGCGCCGCCCCTTCGCAATGCCCTCCCTCCCCACGTCCTGCATCACGGCGGCAATTGCTTGGTAAACTGCGGGTAGGGCAATCGTATCTGTCATGGCTGGCTCCTTCTGTGCCCATCCTATGCCACGCCATCTATCATTGCGCAAGCTATCTTTGCGCTAGACATGCGCCCTGTCTTGTGCCAGACGTCACCGCATGGATGAGAAGACATTTCACCGCGCATTAGGCAATCCGCAGCAGTTGGCGGAAGCCATCGGCACAACACCGGACATGATTTATGTGTGGAGGCAGCGTAGGACGGTTCCCGCCAAATGGGTTGCCAAGGTGTCGGATGCGACAGGCGTTCCGGCTTATGACATGCGGCCTGACATTTTTATGCGGCCGAAGCGCAAGATCAGCGCATGAGCGAGCTGATTGAGCGCGCCGATGAACTCCGCGCCATTGCCGCCAAGTGCAAGACCCTGAACGATTTCAGCGCCGCAATTGGCTGGAACATGGAAACCTGCCGCCACGCTCGAACCGTTCTCAGCCTGGATCTTCCCGACGCCAAGCTCCAAGCCGGGAAGCGCACGGAAGCGCGATCTGTTCCTAAGCCGCAAAAGGCAAAGCCGAAAGCCTGATGGCAATTCGTCAATTCCGGGCGTTTCTGGCTTGCAAGAGGCTCAGAATGGGTTGATTGTGACGGAACGGAAAACGGCGCGCCCCGCAAAGAACGCGCCGTCAAATCCGACCACTGACGGGTGAAGCGTCAATGTCGAGTGTAACTTAGCACGCTCGCATAACACGCCAAGCCCTTTTTGCGAGGTGAAGGCGTGGGTAAAACATTCAGAAAACGATATGGCGGCAACGAACAGGAATTGCGCGAGTTTGCGCGCCTGCTTTGCATTGAGAAGGGCGTGGAATACCGAGGCGTTTCCATATTCCAGATGGTCAGGGAGCTGTCTGGCATCCCCGACATTGCCGCTGGCGATGCATGGCAATGGATAGCTGACAAGCGCCGCGCCGCTCGCCCTGTCGAGAGCTTTCACATGACGCACGATCCGCTGACAGGGTGGCCGCTATGAGCCTTCCATTCATGCCGATCAGCCTGGATGCCTACGCAGGAGGGACTACGGCTTTTGATGCAGAGGAACACGGCGCCTACCTGCTGCTTCTGATGGAGATGTGGCGCAGCGAAGGATCGCTTCCCGACCGACCCGGATACCTAGCCCGCGTGGCGCGCGTCAGCCCCCGCCGCTGGGCGAAGGTCTGGGCGTCAATCGGGTCCAAATTCATACCTCATTCCGAGGGGCGCCTGACCAACGAAAGGTTGGCTCAGGAGTACAGAAAGGCGACCGCTATCTCTGAGCAGCGCAGCACCGCTGGAAAGGCCTCTGTAAAGGCTAAGTCACTGAAATCATTCGCCAGCAATCCAACAAGCGTTCCCGCCCCGTTAGTAGCTGCGTTGCCGCCCCGTACCCCCACATTAGTACAGAGTACAATAGAAGAAAAAGAAGAAGCTAAAGCTTCTTCCAAAAAGACGGCTTTGAAAACCGCGCTGGGCGAGGATTGGACCTTGCCCAGAGATTGGGTGGAAGACGCCCTAGCCGTTGCCGTCAAAGCCAAGCAGCCAATCACCTACGAGGAGATCGAAAATGAAGCCGATGGCTTCCGCGACCACAGCCATAGCAAATCGGTCAGGCACGCAAACTGGCGGGCCGCATGGCGGAACTGGATCAGAAATTACATCAAGTGGCGCAAGCCGCGAAATGCATCCGGCAGTCATGGCCCGCGCGCCAGCGGCCAACACGGAAGCAGCTCTATCGCGGATGCAGCAATTCGGCGTCACCTCGCACGTCAAAACGGAAACGGTGTTCCCGACGACCGAGGGCGACACGACGTTCCGGCAGAGGGCGACGTCATTGAGGGTCAGCTTAGGCTCGTCAAATGACCTGCCCGCAGCTCTGGCCGTTGCGAACGAAAGCCTGCGGCCGGCGCCCATCGAAGCCATCGAGGAATGGCTTGCCCGCCTGAGCGTCAAGACCGCGCGGCGCAAGGATACGGCTAACGGAGACGATCTGGCCCTGAGCGTTTACACCGATCACCTGCGGGCATATCCAGGCGATGCCGTGCGCCACGTCCTGAGCAACTATCGCGGCACATGGTTCCCGACATGGGGCGAGCTTGCCGACTTGTTGGACGAGTTCACAGAACCGCGCCTGATGATCCGCGACAGGCTGGCGGAAATGCTTCAGGGCAAGCCTGAGGCGGTCAACGAAGCGCCGACGCTTGAGCAGCTACGCAACGAGCTGGCCGCGCTGAACCGTATGCTGTTGCGCTTTCCGGAGACGGCTTGCGAGAAAACCGACAGGCTGCGCGATGAGCTTGTTGCGGGGATCGAACGGCTTTCGGCTAACTAATTCTTAGCCCGTTTGCGCTTAGCGTAATCCGCCAGAACCTTCGTGACCACGCTGGACAACGTCCGGTCCTCACGTTTGGCGATGGCGCGAAACACATCGAGCGTGGCGGGGTCAATCCGCAAGCTGATGTAAGCCGATTTCTTCGCCATTCACGGGCCATCCGTTTTGTGTTGCAAGGTAATACAATCCATGCCACGTTTCAGAAACAGGCACAACGTAACACGCCTCTTAATTAACAATTGAACGCCGCAACGGATGCTGGCACAAAGGGCATGGGAGCTGATTATGTGGGACGGGCAGGCAATATCCGAGACAACCGAAGAGCGATCCGACTTCGATCGCCTCGCAGCCGAAACGGCTGGAATGTATCGTTGCGCTGAGATCCGCAGACACGTCGAAGCGCATTTCCAGCTTGAGCCTGGCGCGCTGCTGATCCGCTCCCGCAAGTGGCACATCTCGCACCGCCGACAGATCGCAATGGCCATCTGCTACAAGCATTTCCGGGTCCGCATGAGCTACGAAAGCATCGGCAGGCAGTTCGGCGGAATGCACCATTCCAGCGTGCTTTTTGCGTGCCAGAAGTTCGGGCTGGAGCCTGACCCTGTGTACTCCGCCAATGGTCGCAGGGCGCGCACGTTCCGGGCAGATGCGCAGATCAAGCGGTTCGCAGCATGAGCCGTCACAACGCACGCCACGCTTTGAAACTGGAAGACAGGCCAGCCGGCAAGTCTCAAGAGCGCATCTGCGCCGCCAAGCTGGCAACCTACCTTACCGAAGAACAGATCCAAGTTCAGGTCGCCCAATACCTCAACGCCAAGCTGCCGAAGGATTGGCGCTGGCACCACACGCCCAATGGCTCACACCGCCTGAAGTCCGTCGCAGCCAAGCTCAAGGCCCAAGGCGTCAAGCCCGGCGTGCCTGACGTGTGCATTCTGCGGCCGAACGGCTCGCCGATCTGGATCGAGTTGAAAGCTTTTGCGGGCGTCCTGACCGTGTCTCAGAAGGATTTCATGAGCTGGGCCATCGCGGCAAAGCAGCCATTCAAGGTCTGCCGCAGCGTCGGTGAGGTCGAGGTGTTCCTGAAGGAATTCCTGGCATGACCCTCTGCACCGGATCTGGAAGCCTCCCTCAACACATCTACTGCCACGTAGAGCGCAGCTTTGTCCGCACTGGCGAGCAGACCGGCACAGAGCCCGCGGTGTGGTTTGGCCTTCGCGCTTACCCCGGCCGCGCATGGGGCTGTCACGTTTTATTGGAGTGCGGCGCTGTGGTGCGTGACCTCCCGCTTCACGCTCTCAGTGCAACGCCAGAGGCTGAATACTGGCATTGGGAAGCGGCGCAGCAGTGGGACTGCTACGGCGACCAGTTTAGCCTCGTTAGCTACACGTACCTCAAAGGCTTAGAAGCGCGTGTGAGGTGCGCCGACGATGAGCACATAGGCGAGTACCTGTTCACCGCTTGCCCGCTCAACGATGGGTTTTCAGCCGAGCCTGCGCAGTCAAAAGAGTTCAAGTTCTTCGCGCTCCGCAACGGACGTTACACGGCGCAACCAACCAATCGCGCCCTTTTCATCGAACGATCCTTCACAGTCGAAAAAGACTGGCCGACCGACATTCAGCGTCAAAGCGAAGTCTGGTCTTGTGAAAGCTGGGCAGAATGACCACGCGCCGCAACCAAACCCACGACGTGAAGCAGGCTGCTTCCCAAGCCGCCCAGCTCGTCACCCGCCAGACATGCGAGGGCTGCGCTTTCCTGCGCATCCATCCGCGCCCACCG